GTGGCTCTTGTCATTTCTGAAAGGAGCAAGATTATGGCATATTCAAACAGTCCGCTTGTGGACTATAAAAATTTATGCAGAGATTTCAATGTCAGAAATCACGCAATCGACACTATCACAATTCATTGCTTTGTCGGACAGGTCACAGCTAAAAGAGGCTGTGACTATTTTTTTGAGTCCGACCGCCAGGTAAGTTCAAATTATGTGGTTGGCTGTGACGGCACCATCGGATTATCCGTTGAGGAGAAAAACAGAGCCTGGACATCGTCCTCCCCGTCAAACGACCATCGTGCCGTTACGATTGAGGTGGCATCTGATACCAAACCTCCGTATGCGGTAACGGACGCGGCGTACAAATCGCTGATTGAGCTTGTGGCGGATATCTGCAAACGCAACGGAATCAAAAAGCTCATGTGGAAAAACGACAAGTCTTTAGTCGGTCAGCCGTCAAAGCAGAACATGACAATCCACCGCTGGTTTGCAGCTACTGATTGTCCCGGTCAGTATTTGCTTGAGCATATGTCCGATATTGCCGACCAGGTAAACAAAAAGCTCGGCGCGGCTACAACAACTGTGGTAACGCCGAAAACAACGACATCTTCGGATGCACCGAAATCCGTAGGAGGTAATGCTATGACAAAGGGTTATTTCGCCAAAGGCGACAAAAACGAAGGCGTTTACGCTTACAAACAGCTCCTCACCGCTTTAAAGAAAGCGGGAGTAATCACACAGGCTGTTGACAACAATAACATTTTCGGTGACGGCACCGTTACCGCTACCAAACAGGTACAGAAGGCTGCGAAGATTGAGCAGGACGGTTTTGCGGGTCCGATCACCCTCCGCGCATGCTACACACTTCTCTCAAAGAAACTTTAATTCGCTTGCTCCACTTTTATGTATGCCCTCCTAAAAATTGCGTAGGCAGAGCCGTTGCGGAACAGAACCGCAGCGGCTTTTGCTTATGCACCAACTACTAAACGAGGTGATTTGTTATGCCGAGAAAGCCGAAGAGTCCGTGCAGTTATCCTGGCTGTCCCAATCTTTGTGATGGTCAGTACTGTGACATTCACAAGACAAGTGAGAACAGAAAGTACGACAAATACGAACGCAATCAGGAATCAAAAGCGGTTTACCATAGCAAACGCTGGCAGGTTGTCCGCAAGATGTACATTGAGGCACACCCCGTTTGTGAGGACTGCCTCAAGCACAGACAGTTTACTCCCGCAGAGGAAGTGCATCACATTGTGCCGCTGGCAGACGGAGGTGCGCCGTATGATGAAAGCAATCTTCGTTCCCTCTGTCGTTGCTGTCATCAGAAAGTACATCACAATCTCAAGAAAAAGTAACCCAGGGGCGGTCAAAATCTCTAAAAACCCTTCAGAAGAAGACCGGCCCGGGGCTTCGCGTGCAAAATCGCAAAAGTTTCAGGGGTATAGGGCAAAAAGTTTTTTAATACATCTCAAGGCGGTGATTTTATGGGTCAGAGAGGTCCCAAACCCGGCAGCGGCGGACGACCGAGAAAGCCTCTGGTCGATAAGATTGCTGACGGAAATTCAGGCAGACCGATTACGGTGCTTGCACCCGTGGCTGAACTCCAGGGTTCGGATATGCCTGAAATAAAAGAATACTTATCGGAAGAGCAGAAAATCGGTATCGACCTTGAAGCCGACCTCATATTCAAATATGTGTATGAGTGGCTGAAAGAATGGAAGTGCGAGAAGTTCGTATCTCCTGAAATTATCGAGCATTACGCTCTTGCCGATGCGAGACACATACAGGCTGAAAAACTTATCAGCCGCACAGGTTTCCTTGCAAAGCACCCTACAACGGGCGCACCGATACAAAGTCCTTATGTGGCTATCAGCCACAGTTATGCGAAAGAGGCAAATTCGTACCTCGCAACAATTCAGCAGATTGTCAGAGAGAATTGCTCGGAAGAATTCACCGGGTATACGGACTCCGATGACATGATGGCTGATTTATTAAACTACAAACGCGGAGGGTAAATATTATGTTTGAGAAAGTAAATCCGAGCCACCCTGATAAAGTGGCTGACAGAATCGCAGGCGCACTTGTTGACCTTGCATACAGCATAGAGGAAAATCCGAAGATTGCCGTTGAGGTTCTCATCGGTCATGGTGTCTGTCACATTATTGCGGAAACCTCTGTAAGGCTTCCGAGAGAAAAAGTCGGCGGTATTGTTTATCGTATTGCCGGTGATGTGATTGTAAATTACCACGAAGTCAAGCAGGACTCTCATCTTGCCGAAAACCAGGCTGACGAAATCCGCTGTGGCGACAACGGAATCTTTAAAGGTATGCCTGTGACCGCGGAGCAGCAGAACTTAATATATAAAGTTAAACCGATATATATGACTCTGCCCTTTGACGGCAAGTACATTATTGACGGCGACAAGCTGATTATCTGCCAGAGTAATGTTGATACGGCGAAACTTAAAGAGGTCTACCCCGGTGCGGTTATAAACCCTCTCGGTGATTGGACCGGCGGAACCGATGTTGACACGGGTGCAACAAACAGAAAGCTCGGCAGCGACATGGCAGACAGCGTAACAGGTGGCGGCCTTCACGGCAAGGACTTATCCAAAGCCGATGTCAGCGTGAACATATACGCCTGGCTCAAAGCACAGGAAGAAAGCAGACCCGTTGAGTTATGCTGTGCTATCGGCGACACCGAAATAGATGGTAAGCCGTATTCAGAGATTGTGAAAATCGCAAGAGGCTACATTAACTCAATCGGCGGTTTTGAGAAATTTGCGGAATGGGGTCTGGTACGATGAGCAAAACAACAACCGAGATGAAAATGGTGCCGACAGAAAAGCTGGTACCTTATGTGAATAACGCCAGAACCCACTCTGCTGACCAGGTTAAGAAACTGCAGTCGAGCCTTCGTGAGTTCGGTTTCATAAATCCCATAATAATCGACCGTGACTACAGCATTATCGCAGGTCACGGTCGTTTGCTTGCCGCGAAAGCTGAAGGCATCACAGAGGTGCCTTGTGTATTCGTAGACCATCTTACTGACGCACAGAAGAAAGCATATATCCTCGCTGATAACCGAATGGCTATGGATGCGGGTTGGGATGAAGAACTGCTCCGTGTTGAGATTGAAGCGTTGCAGGCAGAGAATTTCGATGTGTTTCTGACCGGGTTTGACGAGGCGGAAATATCAAAACTCTTTGATGGCGGCACGGAAGTCAAAGAAGATGAGTTCGATGTTGAAGAGGAACTTGAAAAGCCGTCCTTCACAAAGCAAGGCGATGTATGGCAGCTTGGCAGACACAGACTTATCTGTGGTGACAGCACCAAAGCCGAAACATATGAAACGCTGATGGGCGGAGTGAAAGCTCACCTTACAATCACCGACCCTCCGTACAATGTAAACTATGAAGGTTCGGCTGGCAAAATCAAAAATGATAATATGGCTGATGAGAAATTCTATCAGTTCCTTCTCGATGCCTTTAAAAACATGGAAGCCGTCATGACAGATGATGCTTCCATTTATGTTTTTCACGCAGATACCGAAGGTCTTAATTTCAGAAAGGCTTTCGCAGATGCGGGCTTTTATCTTTCAGGCTGTTGTATATGGGAAAAGCAGTCCCTTGTACTCGGCCGCTCACCTTATCAGTGGCAGCACGAACCCTGTCTTTACGGATGGAAAAAGAACGGCAAACATCAGTGGTACACAGGCCGTAAGGAAACAACCATCTGGAAGTTCGACAAACCGAAGAAAAACGGCGACCATCCCACAATGAAACCTGTTGCTCTTCTTGCCTATCCGATTATGAACAGCTCAATGTCAAACACAAATGTGCTTGACCCCTTCGGCGGCAGCGGTTCAACGCTTATCGCCTGTGAGCAGACCGACAGAAACTGCTACACCATAGAGCTTGACGAAAAGTTCTGTGATGTCATCGTCAACAGATACATTGAGCAGGTCGGTTCGGACAAAGATGTAACCGTGGTTCGTGACGGAAAGGAATACAGATACGGAGAGGTGAAACCGAATGAGTAAGCCTACGCTTCATGTGGTTTCGTTTTCCGGCGGAAAAGACTCTACGGCAATGCTCCTCCGTATGCTTGAAGAAAAAATGCCTGTGGATATTATACTTTTCTGCGATACTGGTTTGGAGTTCCCGGAAATGTATGACCACATAAAAAAGGTTGAGAAATACACAAATCGTGAGGTTACAGTCGTAAGGTCTGAATATGACTTTGAGTATCTGTTCCACGATAAGCCTATAAATCGCAAGCCGGATTCACTTGTATCAAAACAGTACGGCGGTGTGCCGACTGGCTATGGTTGGGCGGGTCCACAAATGCGGTGGTGTACCAGCGTTTTGAAAGACAAACCCAGGGAGAGGTTTTTAAGGGAATACTCCAAGAAATACGATATTATCGAATATGTCGGTATTGCGGCTGACGAGAAATATCGTCTTGAAAGAAAAACAAATTCTCGTAATAACTCGGTTCATCCTCTGGTTGACTGGAATATGACGGAATCCGACTGCCTTGCTTACTGCTATGAACGCGGTTTTGATTGGGGCGGTCTTTATAACTACTTCAGCCGTGTTTCGTGCTGGTGCTGCCCATTACAGCCTTTGCGCGAACTGCGAGTATTATACGAGCATTTTCCAAAGCTCTGGGAGCAGTTGAAAGTGTGGGACGATATGACCTGGAGAAAATTCCGTCCAGACTATTCTGTCAAACAGCTTGAAATCAGATTTGAACTCGAAAATGAATGGCTCTCCCAAGGTAAAAAATTAAGAACAAAGGAGTTCTTCACAGAACTGAAGACAAGATTGGAGGGTATGGGATGAGAACACTTACTCTCGGCAGTTTATTTGACGGCTCCGGCGGATTTCCTCTCGGAGGTATTCTCGCAGGAATAACTCCTGTGTGGGCATCTGAAATTGAGCCGTTTCCTATAATGGTAACAACAAAAAGAATGCCGTTCATGAAGCATTACGGCGATGTAAGCAAAATGAACGGAGCGGATATTGAGCCTGTGGATATAATCACATTCGGCAGTCCTTGCCAGGATATGTCGGTCGCGGGCAAAAGAGCGGGACTTGATGGTTCGCGCTCTAATTTATTTTATGAAGCAATCAGAATCGTAAAAGAAATGAGGTGTGCCACAGATGGCAAATACCCAAGATTTATCGTCTGGGAAAATGTCCCCGGAGCTTTCAGCAGCAACAAAGGCGAAGACTTCCGCTGTGTCCTCGAAAGCATCTGCAAAGTCAAAGACGAAACCATATCAATACCTGGATGTGACAAGTGGCAGACCGCAGGACACATCATGGGGGCTGATTACGACCTTGCCTGGAGAGTGCTTGATGCTCAATATTGGGGAGTTCCCCAGAGAAGAAAACGCATCTTCCTTGTCGCAGATTTTACAGGCAAATGTGCCGCAGAAATATTATTTGAGTCAGAAAGCCTGTCAGGGTATACTTCGGAGAGCTTCCGCTCGTGGCAAAGAGCTACCCGCAGTTTTGAAAACCGCTCTGGAGCGTCAGAGTGTAGCACAGAATTAAACCCCGTTGCTGTTGAAAACCACCCTACCGATGGTAGAGTCAAAATTGAATCTGACGGAAAAATTCAGACCCTTACAGAGCGGATGGGTACGGGAGGTAACAATGTGCCTCTCGTAATGAAAATCCGAAGCGGCTGTGAAGGCGGAGGAAAGGGTCCGCTGATACAGACCGACAAATCAGCAACGCTCTCATGCAATAATGACCAGACTTTATTTGAACCTAAAGCCTGGGACGGTTCCGATGTTTCA